TGAAACCAACTTGTAACCTAAGAATTTTGTTTGTGGAGCTCCTGCTACTGCAGAATTATATCCATCACCTGTCTGACCTACTGCAAGGTTGTACGCTGATATTGTTGCAGGATTCACATATATGTTTGTGTTTTCAAAGTCACCAACAATTCCTGAAGGCATTGCATTGATGATTTCTTGTAATCCTGCCAATACTGATCCTGACGCTACAATTGAATTTACTAATTCTGTAGCCCCTGCTGTATCACCTGATTTCTTCTTGATACCATCAAATGCTGTATAAGTAGATCCGGTAGAATTACCCATCCAAATATTGTTTTCAATATCTGCTTGTACATATTTTGCAACATACAAAAGGATTGCATCAGCATAGTCATCAGGAACACCTGAATTGATGCTATATGCATCACCTTGCCACCATGTTTTGAATTGTGACTTACAAAGTTGTAAGTTGACCATCTGATCAGTAATGTCCAAAGATGCTTCAGTCAAAGTTGTTGTTGCTGTTACATCAAAGTCACATGCTCCTGCTTTGATCAATGCACCTGCACCTGATCCAAATGCCATCACCGGAATGATTGCTTTGTATCTGATACCATCTAAAAGTGTTACATTTCCTCCGTGTAGTGTTGGGGCTGAAATTACAGCTGCATGTACATATGGAAGTGCTAATTCACCGGCATATGTAGATGTCGGTGTTGGATTTGCGAAATTGTGTTGTTTATTATCAGCCATTTTATTTGTTTTTAGCTTTGTTAAAAATTGCGAAAATACGTTCGTCTTGTGATAAATTCTTCTTCACCTCTGCAACCTTTGGTGCTTTTGGTGTGTGCTTAAATGTTTTCTGTGCTGACATCTTCTTCACACCATCAAGTTCTTTGTTGTGTGCTTCTGTCAATTCAGCTATCTTTTCAGAAATCTGCAATTCAATTGCTTCTGTGATCATCTTACCAAGTTCAAAGCCATCAGCCTTTGTCATGTAGCCTGAAAGATCAACACCTTCAGATTTCACTTCTTCTTCTTCTTTTGATGCTTCAACTTCTTCTGTTGCTTCTTCAACAACTTCTTCAGATGAAAGATCTTCTTCAACTGCATCTTCAGATGCTTCAGGTGATCTTAGTGTAGTGATTTCACCATCAACAACTTCAATGACTGCACCATCCTGCAATTCATATGTTCCGGATGGCAATGACATTCTTTCATCATCTTCACCAACAACAAACACCATCGAACCTTCTTCAAATCTATCTGAATCAGTTTTGATTGTTGTCCCATCCACAAGGAATGCTTCAGCCATCATTTTTGTTTCTTCCTGTACTTCTGAAAGTTCTTCTTTGAATCCTAAAAGATCCTTCATTTGCTTGTAAATATTTTCCATCTGTTTTGAAAAGTTTTAATTTCCTACTAATTAAAAGATTTTATTTCTTTTTTTTCCTTTCGCCCTTCATGATTGCCTTTACTTTAGGCACAACCCTTGATGCAATAACCCTGTTTTTAATTGCACCACAGATCTTTTCGGCAACTTCCTGCGTATATCCTTCTGCTAATTGATCAGAAATACATTGATCCCATGGATAGTCTGCAAGATATTCTTCTTCTGATTTCTTGATCAGATCTTTCACTTCTTTGATTCTTGTTTCTTCCTGTGACAAAGATCTTTTTGAAAGAGACTGCATCTTATCTGTAAAGAAACCTTCAATACTAAATCCAAGAACTTCACCATTTTTCACCTTGTTCCATATCTTATCATTGTCAACCCTCATTGTGACGAACCATGTTCCAACAGGACAATGTTCAAAGCCATATTTGACTGACTTGTCAATTTCAAATTCTTTGATCCATGATTCCACCACACAAAGACCATCAACTTCTTTTTCATGTTCATATGTAGCTGACTGAAGATGGTTTCTTTTCATATACAATTCAGATGCCTTCTTTATTGTTTCCTTTGAAAAGAACACATGATAATCAGATCCATCATCATCAAGTCTGAAGATCTGTTTGTTTGGAACTAATGCCGGAGCAATTAATAGTCTTTTATCTTCATCAACCTTTGTGAATTGAATCTGTTGTTTTTGCTTGTTTAATGCAACCCAAAATTCTTCAATTGCAGGATCTTCAACTAAGCTAATCGCAAAGACACCATCCATGTCTTCTTTCTGTTCTTCTGAAATAATTAGTTCAACTATTTTTGTCATGATTTCTGTTTTTATAATGTTGCTTTTTGTTCAATCATTGTGTTCACTTGTTGTGCATTTGTCACATCCTGTTCAACAACGTATGCCCTCATAGGTTTGTCTTGTGTAAATGCTGTATTGAATTGTTCAACCATTGAAGGTTCTGATGAAAGATCAATCAATTCTTCACCTCCTGCACCTGATCCTGATGGAACAGATCCTGAAGGTATTGATGCTGAAACAGGTTTTTCTGTTTTTACTGAAAGGATTTCTTTTACACTTTTTAATCCTGTGGCTAATGTCAACCCTGCCTGAATGAAGGACAATGGTGGTGGTGCTGATGCCAATGCCATATTCACAGCCTTGTATGTGTCAATTGTAGCTGTTGTAACACCGGCAACTTTTGATGCAGCTGTTCCTTCTGCAAACAAATTTCCTGCCATTTGAATAGTTGATGAAAGTGTGTCAAGCTGTTCCATCTTATATTTCAAATCTATGGCATTGACCTTCTTATTGTATTCTTCTGTGATGGCTGTCAGATCTTGACCTGACTTGATTGCCAATTCACTCTTTTGTTTATACCATTGATCAAGTTCTTCAATTTCAAGCTGTCTGTCATTTTTACCTATCAATGCAAGTTCTGTGATTGCATCTGATTGTTCTTTGATTAATGCATTTGTATTTGTCAGCTGTTCTGATCTTTGTCCTGCAATCCTTTCATCAATGTCAACCTGTTCCAATAATGCTTTTTGATACTTTTCCTGTAGCTTAATATTGTCAGCATTTGTGTCAAGTTCTAATTTTGCAATCCTTACTTTTTCGTCTGCAATTGCTTTTTCTTCTTTCAGCTGATTGTCTAAGATCTTTGCAAGTTCTTCATTTGCCTGAATCCTTTCTTCAAATGTTTTGGATATATCATCCCTTATTTGTCTTTGAATTTCTGCATCCAACTGACTTTGCAACTGCTGTCTTTGTCTTTGTATTTCAAGCAATTCTTCATTCTTCTTTGCATCTGCTAATGCCTGACCTGTGGCTGTGGCTGATGCAATAGATATTTCCTTGACACCTTCAACAGCTGTTTCTGTTGCTATGGTGACACCTGTGGCAACTTCTTTGACTGCTTCAACATAATTGTTGACTACATCTTTTCCTGATTGAATTGCATCTTCTTTGACACCGGAAATTGATTCCCTTGTTCCGTTTATTTTTTCGGTCAATTCTTCAATCTTATCTGTGTCCTTACCACCTAACCATGATTGCTCCCATGCAAGTTGCCCTTCCTGAATTGCCAATGTAATTCCAAAGAAAGCCAATTTCAAAGGTGTTATTGCTAATTTTAACAATCCACCCATTACTTTTCCAAGTGATTCAAATCCTTCTGTTGACTTTGAAACAGCTGTGATGACATCTGTAAAGACTGAAGTGATCTGATTAAATAAGACACCTAAAGTTTCTGTGGCAACTGCTAATCCATCAACAAAAGTCTGATTTTGCATCACCACATCTTTCAGCAATTTGAACCCTTCAATGATCAGAAATATACCGGCTGATTTTAAAGCCAATCCAAATCCCTTGAAACCCTTTGATAATTTTCCAAGTGCTTTTTCAGATCCTTTTGATGATTGCTTTATATCTTTAAGCTCATCATTTGTTTCTGCCAATGTATCTTTTACAGATTCAAGATCCTTTGAAATCTGTTTGACATTTGTTTTGAACTCTATGTCAACAACTATTTGTTCTGCCATTTGAATATCTTTTTGAATTCAGTCATTAATTGATCATGATGTAATTGCTGTTTCTCATACCATGTCAAACATTTATTGTTTTTGTAATCTGACAAATGCATGTTTCTTATTGCCTGTGGAACAATATGCATTCCACCATTCCAATAGTCAAGAACATTTGTGAAATCAATCACCTTGCATTCTTCTGTGCTGATCTTTTTTCCTGTTGTTATTTTCAACCTTATCATCTCACCCATTTGTTTAGTAAGTATTCTTTTACTTGATTTTTTTCTGCTGTATTCAAATTCCCTTGAAATATAATCAATTCACATATATACCCATAAAATGGATTCACAACATTTTGTGTTGAACTTGACTTGCATCCACCTATTCCAAATTGATTTGCAAATGGTGATGATGCATTGTTGTTTTGTGCTGTTGTTCCTTGTTGATCTTCAAGGTGAACATGTGATCCATAATGTGTCCCAATTGCAACCTGTATTTCATTACTTGGAACATTGTTCAATGATGCTGACCATGATCCTGTTCCAAAGCCCCCATTTATAAATGTTGTTGATCCTGCACCGGCTGATCCGTTTGTTGTTGCATTGCATGAAATACCATAGTTTTGAACCCCATTGAAATATGAAGTATTAAATACATTATTGCCCTGTGTTGATGCTGTTGTTGATTCAGCCTGATAAACAACGAACATATTTGAATCTTCAAAATATGGTATTCTGTATAAGTCAAATGTGCTATTTTGCAACATCATGTCACCTGTATTTCCTGCTGTACCTGTAAAATTCAAGACTTGTTTGTTTGAATCCGGCAATGTTGTGTATTTTGGTAGTTCTGTATTTCCACCGGCTGACCCAAATAAGATGTTTGAAAAGAAACCTGATTTATCTGCAAGTGTAGTTACAACACCACCTGTTCCTGTGGTGACTGAAGTTGAATCATTTGGATCTAACCAACATACACAATCTGCTGATGTCATTGTTGTTGGATTGAAAGGTATTCTTGATCTTGATTTGCTATTTATCAATGAATATTCAGCCTTCAAATTATAGTTGACCTTACCCATGTTTGGCATTGTTGACTGATCAATCTTAAATGCAAACATTCCATCATTAATGTATTCTTCTGTTGATCCATTGTAATATGTTGATGGTGATCCGTTTTTGATTTCAAGATCAAGATTGTTGAAGTTTGGTGTTGAATTTGATTTTGTTGCAACATTTGAAATTGTAACAGAAGGATATAATGTTGTGCCTTGAT